ATATTAAGTTGTTGATTTGGAGAAGAATATGCTAATGCATGGAAGAACATAATGGTAGGAGAACCATTTGATTATAAGTCAAGTAAAATTTTTTACAAGACTGGTAATCCGATGGGTCTATACTCATCATGAGCTTCTACTACATTAGCACACCATTTCCTTTTATGAATGGCCTGTAAAAGGACCAATCATAACTGGAGACGATGTAATTATATGCTATTAGGTGATGATATTGTTATTTCTAATGATATCGTCGCTAAAGAATATAAAATTATTCTAACTGAATGGGACATTGAGTTTAACGAAAGTAAAACTCATGATTCTGAACATGGATTCGAATTTGCAAAACAAATTAGACTTCATGATCAGAATGTCTCTCCGTTTCCCTTATCGGCTCTCTTCGAAAGACAATCCGAAACTATTACTAGTTTAGGTATTATATTGTCAGAGATCCAGTATAAGAAATGGAATTCAGATCTGATGTCGGTCGTAAAGAACTACTATATTCAAGTATTAGGATGAAACCGTCCGAAATATCGGGCGTTCCAACCTACACTTGAACTAGTTATATCCCTAATTCGTTATCTACAAGGTGAGGAGATTCTAGGTAAGGCCATTAGGTCTTACGTAGTCTCACTCATCGGCAAAGCTGGTAAATGGTCAAAACCAATGTATAGAAGGTTATTCACCCAATATATAGCGGTTAAGACTATTCAGCAACTTTACCTAGATAGCCGAGAAAGGATAGTTAATCCAAAAACACCAGGTAGCTTGGGAGACCTTGCTACCTTTATGGTTATGGAAATAACTTCTTTACGGGACGGTGGAAGTGATTGTTTCGATTTAATCGAAGCAGTTCCCTTCCTACAGGTATATGGAAGGGCTGAAGAATTATTTCTAAAGACCTTCGATAACCTTTACGATTACGGTATGGGAAGCTCAAATGAGCGACTCAGACAGGACATCGGAAAGGTAGATATACCTCTTTCAGACTCGGGTTTCTATGTACGTCATAGAGACGTAATAGTCATCCGTGCGATGAAAGCCTCTAAGATCATAACTAACCTCTTAAAAACGACAACTAAAGTTGACGCTTATAATGGTCAATTGAAGTTTGAACTTCCTTGGTCTGAGGCACTTAAAAATAAGTACCCTAGATTACGGGAGCCCTAACTAATAGGATCCTCGGTCAAGAGACCGATTACCTAATGCCTTAAAGGGTGTTGGGTAATAGCTTTGCCTCAC